AGATGCTATGCATCTTGACTGGGAATCCTTTCCCATGGAGCTATTTAACGGTTTACACGGTTAAATAGTCGGAAAAACTAAAAAGTTCCTCCATTCCACCTTTGCTTGGATAATTCCAAGCTACCCACTTCCGCACATACTTGTGACCCGAAGTGGTGTACCTACTAGTGTTGATGACCGAAGATATCTTCTCCGGTCCACATGGAATCCCTCGCGGGCCTCCAGGTGGAAACGCTTCTGCTTTGGCATTCGCTTTGCGCAAATGCCAAAGAAAGGATGCGCGACTATCCCAGCACTCGATTGTATGTCCTTTAGAGACATACTCCCGAGAAGCCAGGATACCGTCATTCCTTTTCTTATGAAAGCGTCTAATCAACCCTTGGTCATACGCGAACGATGGATGTAGAAATACTCCAGCCAACGTGTTGTATCCCACAGGAACTTTTGGAAGCTCAAGGTCATTTACTACTGACCTCAAGTACTCCCAAAGAGCGCCGTGCGGAGCCAATTGCGCCAAACCGTTCACATTATGGCAAGCATAGGGTTTATTCCATGCTGCCGTAGAACGGAGATAAAATGGCGTAATATCGATGCCGTTGAAGTAATCTTTCCCACACGATTCCCGAAAGGGACCCGCGAAGTAAGACTTTTCTTCATTGGGCACAAAACCAAGGAACTTCAGCAGTTTAAACAATTTGGGCACGAGTTCAGTTTCGATCGTAAGATCGTCACCGTAAGCGATACCCCTTTTGCTCCCGACTGCATAAAGCAAGCTAGCGAAAATCAACGTTTCCAGCGCAAAAGTTGCACCGTTCCCCATACTGGAGAACTTAGCATACCTTGCGAGCTTACCGTTTAACCGGTAATGACTACACCTGATGTCCGATAAATAATTCAGCCATGGAATTGGTAACAACCATTCCACACACTGAAAGGACAAGGTGTCTGATGCCATAGAGAGATCGATCGTAGCCAAACGGCCGGTGATCGACCCCTCTTTAGCATGACGTTGGTTTTCGATTTGGGAAGACAGGTCAATGCCGCGCTTATCGCGCAGGCAACCTTTCGCATATTCGTCGAAAGCCAACTGGAACGGAACGTTACCAGCTGGCTCACACGCTATAGTGCGATGCGTCTTCCACGATTTAGGTACAACTTCCACACGATTCCAAGCCATAGTTTTCACCTTTGGAGCAGCATATCCGAATTCTCGGCACGCGGCTTTAAAGTAAGGCTTACAGCTCGGAGTACACCAGACGTGCCTTTCCAATTTCTGGAACGGCAAGCTGGTGGATCGTGGGGAGGTAGCAGATGCGCCGCTAGTAATCCTTAGCATGCTCGAAAATGAGCTTGCAAAGTCATGTATGCTACCAAGAGTCCCACTAATGTAGGACTCCGCTCGATCTAACCAAAATCTCAAATCGAGATCTAAACGATCTCGTTGAGAATAGTAGTAGTCGAGCCGACGATTTGCAATACGACATATCCGCTCGCCTCTGTCAAAAGAGGACATAGCGTTTGCCGTACACTCCTCGTCAATGGCAAAATCGGCATTCTTTTTAAAGAACGCTTCAATTTGCCGGACGGTTGCATACTGAGTGACATTGAAACTATGCATGTCACAATTACTAGAAAAACTAGCTAGACCCTCATAATCCCTCGCCCGCACTTTTCCAAGTGCAAGCGAAGTCAAGTCGGGGCCTAGTAGTTCGGCAGTGTCAGAAATGTAGTGCCGACATATGTCGTACGCACACATTTGAGTTTTCATTTTGAAATACTCCATTAAGTTACTGTTAAATTGGTTTATGCTATCCGAAAATCGCACGAACAATCCAGGTCCGGGTCGTAAAACGCCGGTGGCCGGTTGTCGAGCAGATCAGATGGGTTAAACCTCAGACGTTCACTCAAGCTCATCGAGTCAAACAGTATCGCCGTAAGGACTATAATTATAGATCCTAGGGCGATGCCTATTTTCACGACAAGTATTCTTGAGTGTCTACTGTGTTGGCAAATTCATCTCCTGCGACTATGTCGCGGAAGATCACCAACGCAGCATCAACGTCAGCCGTAAGCCCATTTATTGGGCTACGGACAGTAACGGTTATGCTGACTTTCTGCGGAAGGATCAAACCTTCAGAGTCTTCGGTAGCGTGAATCACTGCTACCGAACTTTCACTGACGATCTGATTGCCAGAAGGCACCTTCCGTTTCTGCACCACCACCTTCGGTTCCTGGACGGTATGTCCAGTAGTCGTGTATGTGCGAGAGTCTCCCAATGTGGAAAACTCAGTGAGGGCTGTAGTCATTGCAGCCATAGTACTTCTCCTTTACAACCTGGCACGAAGACGTGACAGCGCATTAAGATCTAATGCAATGTCGGGCGTCAAGTCCCTAGGGTTGAATTGCGGAATTGCTGAAACTGAGGAAGGACTCCTCGATTGCGTAGTGCCTTGATAATTCCATACCGCTTGCGCGGAACCGGAATAGCCGTCTTTCGGCAAACCGTTACAGGTAAAAGTGACATTAAAAATGTCCTGATACCCTCGGCTTGCAGTATATTCGGTGGCATTACGTACGAACTGAAACGCTTCGATTGCGGAGCCTACATCGATGACCCAATCTACAACAAAACTGTAGGGAACAAGTTCCCAAGCAGTTCTGATTGGATCAATCGAGATGCGGGCCGGATTTATCCGACCAGCAACGGCCCCTCTGATGGAGTACTCATGTGAAACTGAGCTCTCCAACGTAAAATCGAAAGCCGAATCTGAACCTGAATCGATAGTACCATCAGAACTGCTAGAGTAGGAATAACCTGCCCTCTCAGTATGAATCTGACGGTCCTTTTCGAAATTCAGCATTGCGTCATGAAGGTCTGCCACGTCGTACGCTAAAGTACGCCAAGCATAACGGCCTTCAAGCCACAATTTCAAGATTCGATCAGATCGATGACCTTTTGCCATATCTAACATGCGCCCGGCGAGACCCTTGAACTGCTTTCGCAGTTTCGGAGTCTCAGCGCCGAACGTAAGAGCATCCCAGCCTTTCGAATAAATTCGAGCAGCTGCTTGCTGAATGTAAGATTGAGCATAAGTCATATCAGGAGCGGAAGAAAGGTCGCCGTCATGGTCAAGTTCATCTAACCTATACGGCGTCCCAAAAGCGAATCCATCATAATCTGTGATGGACGCGGTTTGCGAGTTGAATTGCCAGTCATAATGACCGGCAAGGTGTTCACCAACCCATTCGTGTTGACTGAATGGTGTATGTGGCAACAACTCTCCTCGCTTCTTCCTCGCATGGAAATTAGGGATATCGACACCACCAAAATAGCGCCGTTCGGCGCTACTAGTGTAGTTCCAACCAAAGTTGGAACTGTAATTGCGAGTGAGGTAAGCATAACCCTCACTTGTAATTATGCCGGTATCCTTTGACCTAATTGTCATGCGAAAATCCTTCAGAATTGCCAACTGTCCGCGAACAGCTGACGGTAGGTACCATATTGGAATCTAGAGAGATAAATACTCTAGACTGACCCCGCCTTTTGGCGGGG